GAATTTGTGCGCGAATTTCTTGGCTTGCTTCATTGATCTCTGACAACTGCTGAGCAAGGCGTGCTGCTTCTTTCTGAAGGGCCTTGTAGTGATTGACTTCAGAAGCGATGGTGTGCGCCATGTCTTTTGCATCAACTTCTTTTGTTTGCTTGGCAGTCTTCTTTAGGTCATCAGGTACACCTGATAGACGCTTTCCGTTTGCCTTTGCCTTTCTTTTTGCAATAGCACGTTTTTCCTGAATTATTTGCCTTTCTTCATTGATGATTCTACGAAGAAGAGCGGGGGTAAGATTGATAATACCGTTTGACATTTTTTACTCCAAAATTGGGTGCTTATTTGTAAGTATCTCTAATTTTAGAGATTATTAGCTATTTTTTTGATGTAAATGCAAGCTCTGCCCAGTTTGAAGCTCCCTCAAATATTGACATTGGATCAATATCGGCCGTGGGTGAGAGAGTGTCTGCACGGGCTGATAGTGCAGCTGCTGGTGACCTGTCAGCCGTGAGCTGTGAGGGTAGCGTATTTTTTGCCGTATCTTCAAATATCATCTGCATGATGTCACGTTGTTCACCGTGAAATTCAGATGCTAAAGCAGCAACAGCCGGTGGAGGTTCTTTTCTTCCTTGAGCTTGATTTGCAATTCGATTTGCACCAGCTGCAAATGACTTGTCAGGTGACCTATTAACAGGTGTGACTTGCCGCCTCGCTACTTCTGTCTGACGCTGAGGCTTATCTCTTGTTGAAGAATCAAGACCCTCTAGCAAAACTTCCATGATGCATTCTTTTACGATATCTTTCAGTTCATTTCTTGTCATTGATGCCATGTGTTATTTCTTCCAAGTTAGAATATCATTGAATATTCTATCAATCCTGTCACTGCGATTAAAAGTTCTTGTTAGATCTGAAGACCTGACTTGAATACCTTCACGCATCATGAAAGCGCCGGGTGTGCTTGGCTCAGAGACAAAGTCCCAGCAGATCAACTGAAAATCGTCTTGAACAATTTGATGATCGCCGGACTTCTTGGTAGATCCTACGCCTCGTGACGAAATGCCGAGCGTGACGCCGGCTTCCACGAGACTCTGCAAAATCTTGCCACATGGTGTGTCTAATATCTCAACAACACCATGACAAACATTTCCGTCCATGAAAGCTTCACGAACAATATGGCTGACTTTTTTGAGTTCGACTACCGAACTATCTGGATGGTCGCACTCTCCCAGCGCCCTGTTCTCACGGATAAATTTCTGATAATTTCTAACTTCACGTTCGAGAATATCACGAGGATACATACGACCGTTCTGGTTAAGAGTGTCAGCTTTCTGAAGGATTCCCTTCATGATCAGCTTTCCGCCGTTCTGTTCGCGGCTCTCTTTGATCGATTTGGCATCATATGAAAATGGAGCCCACTCTGTGAGAAGTTTTAAAACTGTGTCACTCATTGTTATTCTCCAGTTCATGGTAAAGTTGTGTCATATGCATAAACTTGACAATACCAGCGTCATCAAGTGACTTTGGATTAGTATGGCTAATCATGCTTGTGACTTCATCGAGCTTCTCAAGAATAACTTCACTGTCAGTTGACTCTTTGAGCTTGCCAAGACCGCGTAACGTTCGACGCTTTATGTTTTCTAGCATTGACTCGTCAACGTGTCCATGAATATAGTCTTTGATAAGAGTTCTTTGCAAATCGTTAAGCTTGACACCCCACTTTTTCTCAAATTTCTCATTCATTATCTTAACAGACAGAGATGAAACATCTTTTGAGGTGAGATCTTCAAGTATTGGAGCTGGTTCTTTATCGGCGCCGAGCCACTCAAGTAGTTTTTGTTCATAGTCAACAACTCTAACAAATGAAGCTTCATCTTCTTTACGCCAATCATTCATTAATGTTTGAACTGTAGCATAAAGACGAAACTCTTTGATTGGAAGATTAAAAAAGCCTGATTCATTAAGGCTCTTATTGATATCACGAATCATTGCAGACTTCTCAACATCAAGTTGTTGCTGAGAAAACATATGAACGCCTCGTTTTGCTTCTTGAATAATCCTGAGGCCAAGAGCTTCTGATCTGACAGTCGTGTTTAAAAGCGCTTGAAACAATCTGAATTCTTTAAAAATCTCAGTTCCTGGGCTATAGTACTTTTTAATGATCTTGGTGCACACATTTGCAGTCTTAGAATCATTATCAACTAATGCTGTCGCGGCTCTTTGAAGCAATTGCTCATAGATAATGCCAACATTTCGCTTCTTATTATGTGAATTACTCATCTTCTCTTTCTGCCTTTGGTGTGTTCTGTATTTCTAATAACACATCATTATTCTCTTTACGTATTCTGCTACTTGCGTCTTTGAGAGTAGAATCGAATCGTGCCGTCATTTTTGGCTTTGGAAATGGTGAATCTCCATAAAGTTCTTCATATAAGCTCGGTGATTTATTTTTCTTTTTTGACTCTATAGCAAATGATAAAGACTCGTCTTCATTGTCAAGTATGCCAAATGGCATATTCATTGAATCTTGTGGCCTTTCATTGTTTACCATGCTCTTAAAGTTAGGCATGTCAATTGATGCCGCCGTGCTTCTGTCCCTGTCTTGTTTAATATTTGCACCAAAAACATTTCTAATGGCTTTCTCAGCTTTTAGAGGAAGATCTTCATTCTCGATCGATAAGATAGGAGGCTTTACAACTCCTGCCGTCTCAATTTCTCCAGCCCGCTCAAAGCCTGCTGTTATTGGAGCAGCTCCACCGCCGCCAACACCACCTGCACCTTCAGGGCCTGGAACGGCCTCAAGTTCGGCGTCTTCTTGCTTATCTTTCTTACGGCCTTCTTTAATATTTTCGATATCATCATCAGAGAGTCCCATGATATTCTTACGAACCCATGCACGATCAACAATGGCTTCTGGTGCTTTCGCAGCAATTTCGAATCTGGATGAAATGAGCTCAAGCTTCTGCTGTTGAGCAATCGTAGAAGGATTTGAAAGCTTGATGCTAAAGTCAAGCAGGTCTTCACCTTCATAACCATGTGAATACAGATGAATCATTGCCATCTTATTCAACTCAGAGATTACAACTTTCTGAATACGAGTAATTGTCCTTGAAAACCTGATATCTTCTTGAGCAAGGGTGGACTTTGCGCCAATGTCTTCATCATATCCGAGATAAGCCTTGGGAATCTTTAGCGCTGCAAACAATTTCTTTTGAATGTATTGAACATCTTCAATGGCTGCAGCGTTGACACCGCCTGCCAAAGAGTCAATCTTTGTTCCAGATTCACCACCACGGACAGGAATAAAGTAGTCCTCATCAACGGCAAGCGGGTTATAACGCAGATCCATCTTGCCGGTGGCCTTGTCAACAAGCCTATTTCTCTTCAAGCTTGTCTGCGCCTGCTCCATGAAGTTTGCAACTTCTTCTGGTGGAACATTACCAATGTCGATGTAAAAGACACGACGTTCAGGTGCACGAACAATACGATAAACAAGCATCGCGTCTTCCATCAAGATCATCTGACGCCAGATACGACGTGCTGATTCTAATACAGATGACCCATAAGGCAAGAATGCATCATTGCCGAGAAGGCGAAAGTGTGATACCTGCCAATTCTCAAGGACTTGATTTCCTCGGGTAATCCAGCGAAAGCGAACAGCCATAGGATCTTTTGGATCATAGCCCTCTTCACGCTCAATCTCTGAGATAGGAATGGGGTAAGCATTAATAATTCCAAATCCAGGATGAACATCGTTGAACATCAAGAAGTCGCCATACTTGCAAAGATTTCTGACCCACATTGGAAGATTAAAGTCAACGTTTAGTGTGTCATTGAAAAGGGTGTCCAGCAACTCTTTAATCCTACGATTATCGGAGTGAATATGGAGGACCTGACCTTTCTCATCTTGAGAGACAGTTTCTTCAGCGTAGATATCAAGGGCTGAGGCAATCTCAGGCGTTGCTTCCATTTCTGAGAAATCTGAATATCTGGACATTCTGTCGAATGCGCCATATGCAGAGATAGTGCTGGAATAGATGTCGGATTGATTCTTCCGGAACATCTCGTAAGCTGACGAAGCTGTGGGTTCAGAATAGTTTTTCACCTTACGGCGAATAACTGGTCCTGACCTAAAGAGTTGCGTCAGTCTTTGAAATAGGTTTCTGTTACTTTTTTCGGCCATCTTGAACTCAATCTTATATGCTTTGTTACAAACTTAAATCAACGGTTAAAAAGCCAACCAAATTTAGCGTATGTGTTTAATAAATCTCCGCCTTGACCTGGCATTGCATCAACCATAATTGGAGAGAATGGATTTCTTGGATGCGGAACAGCAGCACCAGCGTCAGTTGAAATTTTATTAACTGCAAAAGCGGCTAACATTGCATTTGACATTTCTTTATCATATTTTGAATTATCAACAGAATTCTCAAAAAGCCAAACTACAATAGCGAGAGCCATGACAAGATCATCATGATAACCTTTCATAGCTTTGGCTGTTTGACCGACCCATGTGAATGTCTTTAGCTCATCATATGTTCTGGTTGATTTTAATTTGATCTGTTTGTTTCTTATTACTTCTTCAAGTTTAGTTAAGATTTTTGTTCTGTTAGAAGGACCAGTTGTGAATCCGATATTTGCAATCTCTTCTGATCCCGCAGCCGCTCCAAGCAATTGATATTTTTTATCTTTATAATAAAGATTTTGATATCCAATCTCTTTAAGCTTCATACAAACTGCATATCCATAGCCGTTATTTTCAGGGCAGAGAATTGCTTTATTGTATCTGCTTCCGATCTCACTCAAAAGAATTGCAAATTGATCAGGTGGTATTTTTCCTTTAAATTCGCAAACTTGCTCACCTGAATTTGAGTCTATAACATGACATGTGGAAAAGTCGGCGCTATCACCACGGGCAACATCGGCCGCGATGATGTATCGATGATCTTGCAGAGCATACTTCCAGACCCAAACACCAGCGTCTGGGCCCCACTTCTCAATTGGTGTTTGTGTAGTTGACATGACATAATCAAGTTCTACAGCGTTTAAGAACGTGTCACCTGATGCTGCAAAGTCGCAGAGAAGCTCCTGGGCTATCTGCTTTCTTGACATGTTCTTTGACTCATTATCAAACCATGTCTGGTCTCTCTCAGGATGCACATCCCAAGGTAGTTTTATGGTATTAAATTCATTCGATCCTGACTCACCCTCGACATAGAGTTTATGGTATTGACCGCCGACGCCGTTGGGGGTCGAAAGAACGATCGCTCGACCACCTGTTGAAAGGGTAGGATACAGACCTGTCCAGAGCTCATCAAAGTTTCCAATGAATGCAGCCTCATCAACAATTAGGAGAGTAAGAGCTTCTGAACGACCTGCGTCATCAGAAGTTGGGATGGCTTTGATCGATGAGCCATTGCTGAATTCAATTACTTGCTTCGTGTCAGACTTCATCGAAGGCATAATAAGCCATGAAGGAAGGTTCTGCAACATGACCTTCACTTTCTTGATAAAGTTCTGAGCTGTAGCTAACTTTGTAGCAATAATAAGGATTGCTTTGTCTTTGTAGAACAAAGCAAGCCACAGGGCATATGCTGCAGCCAATGTTGAGATTCCAAGCTGCCTTGATTTTAAGATGACATTGAATCTATGAGCTTCAAACTCATCAAGACAATCATCTTGAAACTTATAAGTCTCAAAGCCAATCAATCCCCTGGTCGGATGCTGGATCTTCGTGTATTTATTGATAAAATACGAAGAATTCTTTCCGCAGTGGACAATCTCAGCGACTTGTTTTTCTTTTGTAAGAACAGCCATCTCAGAGCACTTGTAGTGTGACCTGTCTTCTGTAATAGGCTACACGACGAGGTGACAGATTATTTGCAACTATCACTTCAAATGAATCATTATTGGCAATCTCTTTGAGTTTAATTGAATTTCCAGTCATATCTTTGAACTGACTCTTTAAATCAGCTACACACTTTGTCAATAACTGAATTGATTCATAGCTAACCCTTTCAGTCTGGACGTGTTGTGCTTGCTCAGTTGCAAAATGAACAACTGTCATGAATTTCATAACAATCGTATCATCTAAAACTGAGCAAATGATTGAATTTGGCATTGATGAAACTCCCCAACCTCTCTGGGTAATCTGTCCAAGCGCATTCAATTCTTTGTTTGTTAGGTGCATATCTTATGTCTCCATTGTTAATTATGCTTTCGCGAGTGAGCTGAAGCAAGTCTTCTCTTTCTAATTCTATCAATTTCTCTTTTTGGTGGACGCCAGCCAGCGAGCCACTTCTCTCGATTAAGATCTGCCACTTCATGCTCACAATCAAGGCAACATCCAGATCTTACAATTGAGACGGTGTCCATTTCATCGATTACAACGCAAAGACAAAGCGGACAGTCAATAGCAGAGACAGTTTTTTTAACATCTCCTCTCTTAACAATCCGATATCCATCATGCTCTTCAACTGATGCAATCAAATGCACCTCACACTAGCATCAATTCCATCATGAGAAATCTCGATGACATTATCAACGATGTCTTTAATACTATCAACATGCGAGATCACAAGGATGTTCTTAAAATTTCGTTTTAGAGATATCAGCAGTCGTGCGCATGCTTCAAGATTAATATCATCAAGTGCGCCAAACCCCTCGTCAATAATGAACAAATCAGGTTTTGGAATGGCTGAGACCTCAATGAGGGCAGTCCTGATGGCTAAGGAAGAGATCATCTTCTCCATTCCAGATGACAACTCAATAGGACGCTTTGAGTCACCATAATCGATAAAAATATCAAGAT